GGGCCTGCACTCTCTGTAGACTGCAGCTGCTAGTTCATCTGGCCAATTTGGATCAACTGAGGGAATGTTAGCCTTGTACTTCTCTACGAAACCCTCAGCTATGAACTTTGGAAACCACCAGACTTGCATTGGGGCTCCATTTTTCAAATGACCCTGAGGCTCGTATATCGGCTTCATACTGAACTCGCCCTTGTGTAGTTCTAGGTAGAAGTTTATCAGATTGTCTATAACCAACAGACACTTCTCCCGGAAATTCTCCCATGTGACTTCCGGCACTGTGGGTTCAATGATTCCAGAGTACTTCATTATTGTACCTCCTTTCTGATTGAGCGAGTTTGTTGATATGATCTAGATGATAGGCAGCCCACATTGCGTGGGCTGCCTCATCTCTAATCTCCCGCTTCCAAAACATCTAGAAGGCAGCCTCTGCATAAGATCATGGGCTTAGCAGAGCCATCTTCCATGAACACTTCTTCTTCCAGATCTATGCGACCTAGAGTTACCTGATTCCCGTACGGGTTCCTATCGAAGTCCTGCCCGCAGACAGAACAGTATCTAGTACTGTAAGCATGTTCTTCCCTATCTATTGCTCCATAGCTTTGAAGGAAGCAATCAGCGTGGCAGACTCTGATCTCAACATCAATCCCCTCAGGTAGTTCTTCTGAGGGTACATCTGCCCATGCATGGAATACGAAAAAGCTTGGGTCCTTCTGCATGGGCAGTACTTTTCCGTTCTCTATCACTACTATTTCTGCATTACCTAGAACGGCAGCACAGCGTAAGATCTCACAAGGAGAGTTCGGTCTGACGATTAGTGCGCACATGTCTGACCGGAAGCATAAGTACTGCCACAAACGCAGTTATGAGACTGAAAACAAAATGCCAGATCATTTGCTCTTTTCTTCCTGCTCTTCTAGATCTCTCGGAGTTTCCTCCTGTTGACTTTCGATCTCAGACATGACGTCGTCTGCGAAATTATCCGAAGCATTCTTTTCCTTCTCGGGATCGTCGGACTTGACCATTTCTGGAACCACCTGTACTTAGGGGTTTGTCTCTGTGTCAGGATAGAACACAGACAGAAGCGAATCGTCTTCCCTCTGTACTGTCCTTATAACGCTTACCAACATATAATTTCATGGTCATCGAGCAGGGGGTTCTGGTAACCTGAGTAGTACCAATACACACATAGGAGATACTCGTGGCACGTCTTGTCCCGGAAGAGGGGTTTGATCTCCTCAAAGACCGAGTACAAAAGGCAGTCAGTGGTCTCTTTCCGATAGTAGGGAAGAAGAACACGCTAGAACTACATGATGTAGCTGTCAGAGACAATCTAGACAGTGATGATTTCAGGTCTCAGAAGGAGGCCAAGCTGGAGGGTAAGTCATGGGACGTACCACTAGAAGCTACAGTTTCCTTGAAGGACAATGCTACTGGTAGGGTGCTTGATAAGCAGAAGATCAAACTACTGAACTTGCCCAAGCCTACTCAGCGCTACAGTTACATTGTAGACGGACAGGAAAATCAGATAGACAATCAATGGCGTTTGAAGCCTGGTGTATACACCAGAGTCACAGAAAGTGGAGTATTGAAGTCACATTTCAATGCTCCTGGAGGCGGCTTTCACATAGGTTTTGATCCGGCTACCCGTGCATTCATTATGGAATACGGGTCATCGAAAGTACCTCTCAAGCCTCTACTTCATGCTATGGGGATTCCGGAAGAGGAGGTAGAGAAGCGTTGGGGCAAGGACATAGCTGCTGCCAATCATGCAGACATGCCAAAGGCACTGTCCAAGTTTTACAAGGCTGATACAGGTCTCAAGCCTTCAGCTACCATGACTCCTGAAGATATGCGTACGCACTTCTGGCAGGTCATGGACAACACCAAGATGAATCCAGATGTCAACATGCTCACGTTGGGCAAGGCACACTCTAACGTGACTGGTGCCACTCTGCTAGATGCTTCAGACAAGCTGCTCAAGATTTCACGTGGAGAAGCAAAACCAGATCCTAGGGACGCCTTGATGTTCAAGGACCTCCACTCGATGGAGGACTTCGCGGCTGAGAGAATAACCCGTGGTTCTAGAGACATCCTACGTAAGATCGGAAACACGGTAGACAAGAAAGACAAAGTTAGGGATATCATAGCCCCCGATACTTTCAACAAACATATACGACAGATGTTCTCCAAGAACTCTTTGTCTTCTCCTCCCAGTCAGGTCAATCCTCTAGATATGATCTCCTCTCAGTTCAAGACTACCATCATGGGTGAGGGCGGTATCAAGAGTGAGCAGGCCGTCTCTGATGAAGCAAAATTGATAGACCCTTCTCACTTGGGTTTCTTAGATCCCATTGAAACCCCGGAAGGAAGCGACACAGGTATAGTTTTGCGTTTGCCAGTAGGTGTACGCAAGAAGGGGCATGATGTCACTATCAGGATGTATAACTTACATACTGGCAAGAATGAAGATGTAAATCCCACTACTGCTTACAGGTCTCACGTAGTTCTCCCAGATCAAGTTAGGTGGGTAAGTGGCAAGCCGGTACCCATAGGGCCTTCTATTAAGATCAGTGGTCTTGAGAATGAGATCTATGATGGGTCTATGAAGGGCGCAGACTATGTGATGAGTGACCCGATGCAGATGTTTTCGTTTGCATCGAACTTAATTCCTTTCATGCCTGCAGACCACCCTAACAGAAGTACTATGGCTGGAAGACAAATGGAACAGGCTGTCTCTCTACTCCATAGAGAAGCACCTTTGGTGCAAAGCTTGGCTGGTACTCATAGTTTTAATCATATGCTTGGCGGTCTTGCCAGTCAGCACACTAATGTAGATGGTACTGTTACTCAGATCAAATCAGACGCTGTAATTGTCAAAGGAACGGACGGAAAGAGACATGAGTATCAAATCTATGATCACTTCCCGTTGAATGAGGATAAAGCATTCCTGCATTCTACACCTATAGTAAAGGTGGGGGACAAGGTAACAGCTGGGCAGACAGTTGCCGACACGAATTTTTCACGTAATGGTGTACTGGCTATGGGTACCAATCTTCGTGTTGGGTTTATGCCGTATAAAGGGTACAACTACGAAGACGGTATCGTAGTTACAGACAGTGCGGCACGCAAATTAACTTCGGAGCACCTACATAGGCGTTCAATAGATAAGGATATAGCGCATGTATTGGATAAGCGTAAGTTCCAGGCATACGTACCGACTGGAATGAACAGAGCTCAAGCTGAGAAGCTGGATGAAGAGGGGGTGATCAAGTCAGGTACTGTGGTCATGCCTGGAGATACTCTAATAGCTGCGCTTCGTGCTTCAAATGCATCCGAGAAACGTGAGGACATGCAGCTAGCCAAGTTGCACAAGTCGATAGTACGCCCATATAAGGATGAGAGTATCAAGTGGGACAATGACTATCCAGGAGTTGTGAAGGAGGTTGTAAAGACGGGGAAGAGTGTTGCTGTTCACATAAAGACGGAAGAGCCTCTAGAAATCGGAGACAAGATTGCAGGTAGCCACGGCAATAAAGGAATTGTAGTTAAGATCATACCCGATCACGAGGCTCCACACACTAAGGATGGCAGGCCCCTAGATGTAATTCTGAATCCGTTGGGTGTGACAGGCAGAACCAACCTAGGCCAGGTATTGGAGGTTGCTGCAGGTAAGATTGCGGAGAAGACAGGTAAGACCTACTTCATCAAGAACTTCAAACCAGAAGCAGACCTACATGCCCAGGTTACACAAGACCTAGCTAAATACGACTTGACAGATAAAGAAACCGTTTACGATCCCGCTAATGGAAGACCTATGGGCGATGTCCTTATCGGCCCTATGCATGTGTTCAAGCTGCACCATCAGGTAGAGAAGAAGCTTAGCGCTCGAGCTCTAGGTTATGGCTATGCCTACGACAGAAACAAAATACCTAAAGGCGGTGGTCCACACGGTGCTCAATCTCTAGGAGTGTTGGGTTTGTACTCTATGCTTGCTCACGGAGCTTTGGCTAACTTACGTGAGATGAACACGTGGAAAAGCGACTCAGGCCAGGGAGATCAATTCTGGGCAGCTCTTCAGGCTGGTGAAATGCTACCTACACCGAAGCCTACGTTTGCATACAACAAGTTCATCAGTCTGATCAAGGGTTTGAATGTGAACGTAGAGAAGACTGGGAACAGTCTGATACTCTCTCCTATGACGGACAAACAAGTTCATGAGATGAGCAACGGCGAGCTCAAAAACCCATCTAAGATGACAATAGCTAAGACCATGCGGCCTGAGCCAGGTGGTCTGTTTGATCAGAAGATTACAGGAGGTATGGAGGGCGATAAATGGTCACACTTTAGGCTCCCAGAGGCATTCCCAAACCCAGTGTTTGAGGGGGCTATAGTAAAGCTGACTGGTCTCAAGACCAGTCAGTATGATGGATTGATTGGAGGTACGCTGGCTTACGATCCTGACACTGGTAAGATTGGTGACCCACTGAAGATGAAGGGTAGCTTGGTGGGCGGTAAGGCTTTCAATGCATTACTCGGTAAGATAGATGTGAAAAGAGACTTAGCAGCTGCCTTGGAGAAGTTGCAAAAGCCGACCCTCAAGGGTGCTTACCTAGATGATACCAACAAGAGGGTCAAGTTCCTGAAGGTGCTGGATAGACTTGGTATCAGCCCAAAGGATGCATATATGATGCAGAGTGTACCTGTGCTTCCACCATCCATGAGGTCACTGCCCATTCTTCCAAACGGTACGATTAGCGAAGAAGACATCAACGGCCTGTACAAGAATCTGCATCTGACTGCATCCAGATATTCAAAGATGTCTCCTCTTATACCAGATGATGATCAGTCTAAGGTGGAGCTGAGGCAAGAGGTGTATGATGGTCTTCGTGCATTGGCCGGCATAGGCAGTTATCCACGTGGTATTCGTAGAGGCATCTTGGACTACATTTCTGGCAAGCGATATGTAGAGGGGGCTAAGGTAGGTCCTCCAAAGGAAGGCTTCTTCCAAGAGCAGTTGGTTACACGTAAGCAAGACATGACGATGCGTGGAACTATTGTTCCTGAGCCCTCTCTTAGTTTGGACGAGGTTGGGATTCCAAAGTCTGCAGCTCTCGAGTTATACAAGCCTTTCGTGATTCGTGAATTGCGAAACTTGCTGGGTATTACTCCTCTTCAAGCACAGCAGAAGATGGGTGAAGGAGGAGAGATAGTAGATCGAGCGTTGGATAGGGTCATCCTTAGCCGTCCAATATTGCTGAAGCGAGACCCCGTGCTGCACAAGTATGGTATCCAAGCATTCAAGCCTCGTATAGTCAGTGGCAAAGCAATACAAATTCATCCGCTAGTTACCAGTGGTTTCAATGCTGACTTCGACGGCGATAGCGTCATAGGCGAGATTCTACTTGCATCGGTACTTGATGAGAAGTATGCTGATGGCATGCCACACACTGGAAAACTCTTCTCATATAAGATCGTAGACCTTGCAAACTTCCCGCACTTGCCTGATCCAATTCGGACAACAGGAGCTGGTGTTAGTGTATATGAGGTACCACCTGGTACATTCGTACCCGCGTATAGTGATGGTGCATTTGAGATGTCAGAGGTGACTGAATACTCTGTGCATCCTGCGTGCGAAGAATGGAGGATAGAGACGGAGAGAGGCCGGGAGATGTTCGTCTCCGAAGATCATAGCCTGGCTCTTCTTAACCCGGCCACTTTAGAAGTTTATGATGCTGTGCCGGCAAGTGCTGAAGGTATGTGGTTACCAACTTTGCGATACTTGAATTCAGGACCAGCACCTATACCCTCTTTACCCGGCGCCACAGCAAAGAGTAATAGAGCCACCGCCATGTTGGCGGATGTACCAGCTACATTTGATGTAGGTTGGTTTTTGGGTGCGACTGTTGGAGATGGATGGGTGTCTGCTGGGATTAGTTATGGTTTTACAGGAAAGTTGAAAGACGAATCCACCTCGGAATGCAGAGCAGTATACTTGGCCTATGGTGCGGAAGGTAGAGATGTTGCAGACAAGTGGGACTCCGTTGGTAAGTACATAGCACAGAATGCACATACTGGAGATATCTCAGCTCCGCACAAGTTTGGCGATTACAAGTGTCAGTCTTTCAAGTCTTCTGTACATTCTACAGCATTAGGTCTGTGGCTAGAGCCTTTGATCGGAAAGGGTGCTGCTAACAAACACCTACCTGATGGCTTTTTACATTTCCCTGTAGAGTTTCGCCAGGGGCTTTTCTGTGGTTTGATTGATACAGATGGTACTGTAAACTGGAGCAATGGTGTAAATAGGGCTCCTCAGTTTACTATGTCTTACAGCACCATTAGCCCAGATTTGATGGAGAGTATACAACTTCTTGGTCTATCACTGGGGCTGGTGGCAAGTTGTACACCTACCCATACCCCCGCCGGCAAACCATCTTGGGTTATTACATTTTCTATTCGTACTGTGCAGGATGCTGACTGGATCAAACTAGAACACACGGAAAAGAGAGTGGCACTTGCCAAGTTGCGAGATTCCAGCAAAATAGCACATGGCAGGGCAGATAAAGTACCACTTCCCGAGGCAGTTAAAGAGGAGTTGCTGGAACATTTACGTAATTCGGGTGCGGCCAAACGTAATGGGCATGGTCATAATGCAGCAGCTTTTTCTAGCTATACCGTACTCAAGCAGTCTCGTGGTGGTGTAACACGAATCACGACACAGAACTTAGATCGAATGATTGCAACGTCTGTACGTTCTGAGTATCTTTCTAAATGGTTCAATTTAGCTCTCAATGAAAACGTAGGTTGGGATAGAGTAGTATTATCCAAGGCGACTGGCGAGATCAAAACCATGTACGATCTCAAGGTCCCCGGCCCTTGGACATTTACTATGGCTAATGGTGCTGCAGTTTGGGACTGCATGGGGGCATTCGTTCCAGTTGGATCAGAGGCCGTAGCGGAATCATACAAGATGTTTCCTTCCAACAACTTGTTCAGTCCAGCTACTGGTAAGTTGATGTACTCTCCTTCTGGTGAGAGTAGATTAGGGCTATACGGACTCACACGTGTAGGGGCTGCTACCAGTCATGAGTTCTCCAACATTCAGGATGTAGAGACTGCGGTAAGAAAGGGAGAGGTTAAGCTCACAGATCAAGTGAAAGTTGGTGGCCTGCGCTCTACAGTAGGCAGGTTCATGGTGGCTGGTGCTTTACCAGAAGCTATGAGAGGGCAGTACCTTGGCAAGAAGGACCCTCTCAATGCATCAGATCAAGAAGAGTTGATGACACGAATAGCGAAAGAGCACAAGAACGAGTATGGGCAGTCCATCAACAAGCTCAAAGATTTAGGTAACATGTGGGCTACTCAAACTGCCTTTTCTATTGGGTTGTCGGAGTTAACTCCTGATCGAGAAGCAAGGAATAGAATACTGACAAAGGCAGATGCTCAGGTATCCAAGTTGTCTGGCCCATCTAAAGATGCCAAGACCGTTGAAATATACACCAAGGCAACAGATGAGTTGGATGCACACTTTAAGGCTGTACCGGAAGAGGGCAACAACTTAATGCTGTTGCACAACATGGGGATGAAGGGAGGTATGAACACTATTCGTCAGATACGTGCTGCGCCGATGCTTATGGCCAACCACAAAGGGGAGATCATACCTAACCCTGTACGAAAGTCTTATGCTGAAGGTCTAGACATTGCTGGTTACTGGACAGCCACTAGTGGTGGTCGTAAAGGTGTTATCCAGAAGGTTCAAGCAGTTCAAGAGCCTGGGCACATCACTAAGCAAGTGCTGAACTCTACGATGAATAATCTTATCATAGATCATGACTGTGGTACGGACAAAGGCATCTCCCTACCCATAGATGAGAAGGATATTTTAGACAGGTTCACAGCTGCAGATGTCAAACTTGGCAATAGGACAGTCAAGGCGGGGGCACTAATTACTCCAGAGCTCAAGAGTGCTTTCCGGAACAACAATGTAGGTAAGGTGGTCGTTAGATCTCCGCTGCGTTGCTTGCACGGACCAGGACTGTGCCAAAAGTGTTTTGGTTATACTGAAGATGGTCGGTTGCCGGATATAGGATTGAATGTAGGTATACTCGCTGGCCAGGCTATAGGTGAGCGTGCTACTCAGTTGGCCATGAAGGCATTTCACCAAGGTGGTACAGCCTCATCCAAGTCAGCACTCGTAGATCAATTTGAGCAAGTGCAAGACTTACTGTGGTTCCCGAAAACTTTGCCAGGCTCAGCTACGTTAAGTACGTTATCTGGAAAAGTGACCAAGATTGAAAAAGATCCTGCTGGTGGTCACAACGTGTTCGTCGAAGGCGAGCGGCACTATGTACCCCAGAATAGAGGTGTGCCTATCTATGATAAGAAACATCTAGTAGTAGGTACGGAGGTCAAGAAAGGTCTGCCTATTTCAGAGGGCCGTGTGAACCCACAGGAGATGTTGCCTCTGACTGGAATCGAACCAGTGCAGGCTCTGCTGGCTAGCAATCTAAATGACATGTACAAAGATCAGGGTATTCGTAGGCGTAATCATGAGGTCGTGATTAAAGCTCTTACCAATCTTACCAGGATCAAAGATGCAGGGTCTTCTACACACTTCATAAGAGGTGACTTCGCTCCAACTACATTCGTGTCGTCCTTGAATAGGAAGATGGCCAAAGGGGAACATCCTATAGTTCACGAACCCCTACTCAAAGGCGTAAATGTTTTGCCGCTAGATATGCAGGAAGATTGGATGGCCAAGCTCAACCACGAAGGTCTGGCAGAGACTGTAATCAACGCTGCTCAACAAGGGTGGAGATCAAATATACATGGTCTTCATCCTATCCCGGCGGTCGTTTACGCGGCGGAGCTAGGCAAGCCTCCTAAAGAACATCCGGAGTGGTACTAGTGGCTGCTTCCTTCAAGAATTCCGCCGCTAGGACTGGCAATAGAACTGCTCGGTTCGAGACAGGTGTAGTTGCAAGTGTGAACGTACAGAACATGACTGTGGACTGGACTGCACAGCACAGTGGCAAGCAGATGGCTGGAGTGCAGGTGATGTCACCATACCTGCACTACAACAACGGCGAGGGATACAACTGTTGCCCGGAGGTAGGTGCAATCTGTGTTCTATGTTGGCCTTCAGATGAAGAGTCCCCCTTCGTCATGGGATTCATCACAGCTCCTGAGATAGTGGGAGCTGTGTCTGGGGATGTACAGCAGGAGGCACAAGACCCGGACGTAGAGAGTTCTGATGACATGCCTCCAGCTCAGACTACCAACTCAGGTGGTACGACTACACCTAAGACTACGGATGCCAGCTATCGTGCTGGTCGTCCAGTGATGAACCCAGGAGACATCTGGATACAAGGTAGGGATGAAAACTTTTTGATCTTGAAGAGGGGCGGAGTTTTGCAGATAGGGTCTACGAACATTTGCCAACGTGCCTATGTTCCCATATCCAACTACATCCGTGACTTCTGTGAGAACTATGAACTCAACACAGCTGCTGGTTCTTTGTCTTGGCTAGTACACCCAGTCGAGAAAGACCCTGGTGGCAATGCACCTACTGAGTTCACCCTTCTGACTAGAGAGTTTGCCCAGGACAAGAGCGCCTCTATTAAGGTAAGTGTGGGTTCGTTGGATTCAGAACCTACTGCAGACCCTAAGGCAGCTAAGACATACATAGAGGTTGTGATTGCACCAGGGAACATAGACCCCGCAAGTGGTGAAGTATCAGGAGACCCAGCTTACGTACTAAGGATATCTAAGGACGGCTACTCCTATTCAATGCAAGCTGGCTGTCGTGCGGTGGAAGTGAAGAAGGATGATTCTTTGACTGTCGGAGGTGACCAGACCATTCAGGTAACTGGAGACCGTTCAGTAACTGTGAACGGTAAGGTTACTGAGACCATCACAGGCGAACATAACATCACTGGGTCAGATGCAAGTACCGAGACTTGGGCTAAGATCAAGACAATCGACGCCCCCCTTACAAAAATAGGTGGTCCTGACGCTTCCGAGCCGCCCCCTCTTGGGTTACAGTTAGTGCAGTGGCTTGCTACTCATACACATTTGCCGTACGCTCCACCTACACAGGTAGGTACGTTGCAAGCTATTCTGGCCAAGAAAGTTGTGGTTAAATAGATCAAATGCCTCTTGTACCTTCCGTCATGTCTGATGCCATTTATGCTTTGCTGATAGCAAAACCTATCGGTTCAGCCCCTGCGATGTCTTTGGTAAAGACACCAAATGCGGATGGTACTGTGGATGTGAAGACATCCGTTACTGGGCAGACCTCGGTAACATTGGATCAAACTTTGGCACGTGCTATAGCGGATGCTGTAGCTACCGGTGTCTGTGCACAGCTTACTTCAGCAGCAGTGGTTATAGGTTCATCAGCTACTGGCGGGCCGGTCACTGCAAAAATTACGTGAGGAGTTCATCATGGACTTGTTTCTAGACAACGCACCTATTCAGATTGAAAAGACAGGCATGGAGGCAGGTCTAAGTGAGGATGCCAATGACTGGCCTCAGCAGATCTTAGATGAACTGTACAGGCAGGTGCCTTACGCCAGTGACTATGCACCAAAGGTTGTGCTTCGTTCTATAGATGCAGACCGGAGATATGGTCTTGGTCAGATAGAACTCCTCAACAAGATGGCGATCAATCCTCGGGATGATGATACCCCTGAGGTGCTGAAGGGTAGACAGAAGGCTCTGATTCCAGTCATCATCCAGGATGGTAAGCTCAAGCCCCTGGATGTATTGATGTACGACGGGAAGGTAGAACCTCTGACGGATGAGCGTCTGAAGAAAGCCCTGTTCCGGCCCAACCTCTTCGAGGCAATCCGTGAACGCCCTGGTGATATCTCCTTGATCGAACAGCTATATCCACCACACAGGCAGTATGGTGGTGCACGTGGCCCCATCATGGCAGACATCGGTGCTGCGGGAATGGGCAAGGAGAGTAGTGCTCAGCCACTACTCCTAATCGACGCCATTCTTCCGACTATCACAGAGGAGCAGGCTGCGGAAGTTATCGAGAAGATGGGTGCTGACAACTCAGTCACGTTCGCACAGGTGACAAAGAACCCAGTAGTTGGTGAGTTCCTGCATAAGCTAGGCCACGCCTCTCTACAGGAGGCTAGGGGCTCGGACTACCTGAATAAGGTAGCTGGAGCCATCAAACCCAATGTTATCCAGATTCAAAAGATTGAGGGCGGCTTCCGGGTCAAGACAGCAAATACTGAAGCTCTGATTCCAGACTCTCAGGATATCCCCCGTCCAGCAGCAGTAGGTGCACTAGGTGGGGATATGGTATCTAGGGTGGAGGCTGATGGTACCACGACTATTACTACTCAACCGGTGGTCAAGGAGACACTGCTAGACATTCAGATTGAAGTGATCAATTCATTTGGTCTTTACAAGGTCAAGACACAGGACGAGAACCGAGAGTTGGTTGGGTGGGTGTTCCCGAAAGTCATGGACTTCAATGGAACTCTGTTACCGATGGCTCTGTTTACGAATGGTAGCGAGTCGGCAATGCAAGAAAACATTGCTGGTGTGTCTCTTGGTCGGCATACAGACCTGCTGGACACAGACCCTGAAGGCTTTGGCTCCTTCTACTATGCCACTCCTGAAGGTGCTATCGCATTCATACCCATCAACATTCATGCGACTATCGAAACACCAGAGGGTACTGGTTTTAAGTGTGACACCGTCACTGGCGAGCAGTTGATCATAACTAAGCTGCCAGGACTCAAAGAGGTGTCCACTATTGAGGAAGGACACTACGGAATTCCTGATGACTGTGGCTTCTTGTCCTTCAATGAAGTAGTTGATCTAGCTTCGTCTCCGGATGAGTACACCAAAGTTGCTGAAGCTCGTGCTCTACCAACTGCTATCCGTGTGATCACGGATAGTGGAAAGAACTTCACCTTCCAGGGCGAGACCATAGACAAGTTGGCCGGGGTCATGGAGTCTGTGTGCTTGAGCAAGGATGATGCCGTCTTCCTGGGTACTGTACTAGGGCAAGACCCAGTACAGTTTGAGAAAGACTTGGTAGGCATGCGGAAACAAGCAAGCCAAGAGCTGTGGTTCCCAGCTAGGCCGGTAACCCTATTCAAGGACTGCTTTCAGAAGGCTAAGTCAGCAGCTGCTGATTACCTGAAGAGTCTACCCAACCTCCGGGCCTACCTGCTCAAGGAAGCGGCCATGATCGAGGACCCGACAGCGGTAGACAAGATACTGTCAGTAGGGTTCATCAATTCCGAGAACGTCACTATCTTTGCCAGCTACGTACCAGAGTTCGAGGCAGTTATACGGAAGTTAGCAGAGTTACTAGTGGCTACTCGTATGGGTCTCAACTCAGTAGATGAGGGTGCTCTACAGCGGTCCATGGTTCATTTGGATAAGGTAGTTGCTGGTTTGAAGACACTTGGTGCTCTACCGCAAGCATAGTTCTGGGGGCTGTCTTGGACGTTTTTAGATCTCCAGCAGAGTCCGCCAAGCAAAAGCGGCGACTGTATGATGCTGCCCACTACAAAAAGTGGGGTGTGTTATGAGCGATGTAAATCGCAGCCCTGCTGAATTCTTCTGTAAGTTTCTGATCAGTCAGAAGCGGCATGATGTGGGCACTATTATCCATATCATGGAAGATCATGGTCTCTATGCGGTTCACCAGCGGTACATAGAGAAGTTACAAGACAAGATGCTTCCTTTTCCAGAGCCTTGGGCACCCACGCCCAATCTAGGTACTGAGAAAGAGCAGTTAGCTACTCGTGAGTATCTACGTGTTCATGGCATTCACGACTTGTGGTATCCCAGTGCTGCTGCTCAGGAAGCTTTCCAGATTCTTGGTAATCCAAGGCTAAGAGAGAGCACAGAACAACTCCTGCTGTCTCCTCTCCGTGTGGAGGAGACAGTCAGGAGATTGAATGAGTACCACAAAGTCAAGCTGACGGCGGAGGGAGTAGAGGCATTTGGTCACTACTTCTGGAATCGCAAGCTGCTCTCCATGGGAGAGTGGGTTTTCTTCATGGAGGATAAGCCTGCTGCTTATTCTCGTATTGTCACTCTGAAGGCATCGCCAGACACAGCAGACATGGTTGTACCTTGGTTGGCAGGGATGTCGGGCCCTCCTTCCAGCATCAACACTGGAGCTGTGGCACGTCGTATGCGTGACGTAGCATTCTTGAAGGTGCTGGAGATCGAAAGAGAACCAGCGTCTTTAGATCATGCCAACATGATGAGCAAGTACATGTCCGTCATCAAGGCAGCTGAGGACGAGATGCGCCAGAGTGATGTAGCTTTGCGTGAAGTTCTGAATGCCTTTGAGAAGTTCCGCATGAAGAAGGATGATCGTCAGATTCCCGCTATTGAAGATGTGGCTGGTATAAACTACAGTCAGTCTGGTGGCGGTACTGATGTGATGTCTGAGGCCGATAGATTACTGGAGGAAGCTGATGGCTGAGATAGAAATAGTACCGTTTGTAGCAAATGAACATGAGCATGAGGCGGTAGACACACTGCCTACCAAGACTGTAACTACAGGAGCTATTGCCGATGCTGTGCCGAAGTTCAGGGAGTGGACTGTAGGTAAACTGTTTGCTGAGTTTGGGGTTAAAGATGGGATATTGATCTACCACTTTTACCACACAGATCGAAAGACCATATTCGATGCTGCTACAAAGAAGCTGGACGAGAAGCATCCAGCCGAGACAAGACAATCTATAGCAGAGTTGGCGAATGGTGCTCTAGAGAATACCCCTTGGTGGGCAGACACAGAGTCATGTCTTATGGCTGCCATCTCAGATCATTTCAGAGACACCCCATCTAGTGCGAAGTATGTACCTGAAGTAGACAGCTGGTCAGTGGCACTACCTATGGATGCCATGCCTCTTGGAGTACAGGACCCAGAGCATGTAGCTGCGTTTGTATTCAACGTGGCATACAGGCTGAGGCAGGTAGAGGTAGTAAAAGAAGAAGGGTAAGTTTAGCCGGCAAGTGCCGGCTCAGTTGTCGAGTTAGGGCCACCACAACTTTTGCACCTTTCTTAACTAGCAAAGATGGTTGAGTTAAGATCCCCTCCTCGTTGTGTCCTTTTACGTTCGCTTTTTAGGCGAGGGAAACAGAAGGAATGGTGTGATGGCTATCTTCCACTCTCTTCAATATCCTTATATCAGATCATGATAACTTTTTTCATGGATCATCATGGCAACAATCACATTAGCAGAGGCTGAACTTCTTAGATCTGCGCACACTATCCCACTCTCATACTGCTTTGACGATCACGGAATAGTGGAACCCATTTTCGACTACGATGAAGATGGGGAAGCTGTAGACTTTGGTATTGACGAAGAACCAGAAGATCTTGTGGCCGCAAAGTCAACACTGTCAGACTTGCTGGGAGTCTCTCCATCAGAGTTTGCAGAGACAGCTATTCGTATCCCGGAAGCTGGCCGTATCTCAGACTTCTCATTCGAAGGTCGTGAGTATCTTCGCAAAATCTATGACACCCCCGCTAACAAAGTGCTGTTGGTGTTCGGCCGGCAAACAGAGAAGACTACGACCCTCGGTAATAGAATGCTTTGTTACTCCGCCCTAGTTAGTAACTTCAGGTCCTTGTATGTAGCCCCCTCTGCCGAACAAGCTAAAGTCTTCTCCAATGACCGTATTAAGGATGCCATAGAAGCATCCCCCATGCTCCGGGCTTACACGTCGTCAGCAATCAACCAGGCGGTCTTCTTCAAGAAGTTCATCAACTATTCTCAGATACGACTACGCTACGCCTACCTAACTGCAGACCGGGTGCGTGGTATTGCTTCTGATCAAATCTTGATTGATGAGATTCAGGACATTCTGATAGACAACATTCCTGTCATTGAGCAGTGTGCATTCCACTCCAAGTACAAGATGTTTCTTTACTCCGGCACACCTAAGTCAGTAGATAACACCATAGAGTTCTACTGGTCCGAGTTCTCCACACAGAACGAGTGGGTAGTACCGTGTGAGAGGCATGGGTTACCCAGTGATTCGAGTACATGGCATTGGAATGTTCTGACGGAGAAGAACATAGGTTCCACTGGGCTCATTTGTGACAAGTGTGGAGAGACTATATCTGCCCGGCATCCTAAGGCACAATGGGCTGCCATGAATCCGATGCGGGAGGACAACAAGGACAAGGTGACGTTTGAGGGGTATAGAGTTCCTCAGATCATGGTACCCTGGGTAGACTGGGAAGAGGTTCTCATCGCACAAGAACAGTACTCTCGTTCCCAGTTCATGAATGAGAAGCTGGGCAGGTCTTATGACTCCGGCGTACGTCCCCTTACCAGGGCTCAGTTACAGGCTGTGTGCAAGCCTGAGATTGTACTAGGTGATATTGAATCCTTCCGCCGACTAGCACAAGGTATGTCAGTCTATGCTGGTATAGACTGGGGCGGAGGAACTGATCAAAGTTTTACCCACATATCATTTGGTGGATACTTTGGCACGGGTAACTTCTCCATATTCTGGTGCCATAGATTCACTGGGCAAGACTTAGACCCAGAGAAGCAATTAGATCTAATCACACAGATGTTGGCTCAGGTCCACGTTAAGATCATAGGCGTTGACTATGGAGGTGGTTTCTATCAGAACGACAAGCTCATCAAGAGGTTTGGTGCCAACAAGGTAATGAAGTACCAATACAATCCGCGGCAGAAAAAGAAGATCTATTGGGAGCCAAACCTGCGTCGTTGGATGTGCCACCGTTCGGAAGTTATGAGCGATATCTTCAATGCTCTGAAGGCTAAAAAGATAGACTTGCCCAGATGGGAAGACTACCAGGACCCACACGGTACAGATTTACTCAGCATCTTCACCGAGTACAACGTGCGTCTCAGGATGAACGAATACAAGAAGCCGCCGGGAAAGACAGATGATGCATTTCATTCTTTGTTGTTGTGCTTACTGGCTTCTTGTATAGAGCGACCACGTCCAGACATTTTTGCACCTATGCAGGACAGTGGTCTCATGGAGAATTATGGCTAGAGAAGAACCTTCAGGTTCTTCTTTAGGTAGTCACTGTGACTACCTAAGGTCAGTTCATGATCTGATTGATTCCCTTCTTAGCCTGTAGGGCTTTACCAGCAGCGCTAGATTGGATATCAATGTACGGCTGTAGTGTTTCCCTTTCTAATTCCAGTCGATCCAGTCTGGCTACTACTTTGTCGAAGACTTCTCTGGACACATACTGAGACTTCATGTCTTCCAGCATCATGTCAATCATGACTTCTTGCACTTCTATGGCTCTCTTTGATCTAGAAAGTATAGCAAAGCGCATTATTTCTCTTGCATTCCAGAAGTGAATGTCCTCCCTTATGCGTTTGATCTTGAATAGTTCTTGGTGTTCCCGAAGAAACTCCTTAGGGACTCGCTGTGAGGTCCTAAGCCCTTCTTCGAATCTATCAGGATTTCTATAGGCTATTGTACGCAGTACTTTACTCGGCACCCTCAATTCTTCGGCTACTTTCTGAGTTGGGCATACTGCTTCATTGGTGCCGTCTTTGATCATTGGAAAGCAGAGTCCGTGTCCTGACATAACTATTAACTTCATGCGATTCCCCTTTGTTGGTTAGACAACATGTCTGGCGAAGTCTTTATAACAGGATAGCCGGGTAATTTTCAGGGCTGATTTGCGGCTAAAGAGAAGCCAAACTCGGATCGGAGAATGGCGAGTGGCTTCTCTACAGGTCTGCTCTTTCAAGCACCTGTGGTCAGGTTTGAGCGGCTGTCCAAACAATAGCGCCATCCAAGTCGTGGATGATGCGTATCTGAAACGCTCCTGTCAGGTACTTCATGAACTTTCTTGCATCCTCTATTGCTCGATCCATATCGCAGTATGGGAATGGCCATACATCCCACTTGTCCTTCATCCAGTAGGACTGTTGGGCACCTGTGGAATGCTGCAAATGCTGGGGCACATTTATCACTACACAAAACATGACTATCTCCTTGTAGGGGTTCGACCAAAAGGTTAGATTCCCTTGATCAATATCCTTATACCCTACTGGCTCGTTGATTTGCAGCTAAAGAAGAACCCGTGTGGTTTTCTTCTTTAGGGCTTTGACCTAAGCCCCATTACTCTTCAAGATCAGCGCTATGATCATGAAGAGGATTTCGCCCAATGCTTCGCGATGCTTGTAGATGTAACTTAGGAATTTCTTGAACATGGGTAGCTTCTTTCTATTGGTTGGGAAGGTTGGTGGCTCACATAACCCCTAGCGACCCGCTCTGGTTTGACCCCCAGGTTTTCACCTGAGCCCAGAACGGGTCGCAAGGAAGACTTTGTGAAGTGCGAAGCAGGGTGATTTGACTAGTACCACGCAGCAGTAGCTGTCATAGCCACTTCAGCAGAGTCCCCTACTTCCAATCCAGTCAGCTTGCTTGCCGCTTTTGCAGCAGCCTTCCTGGCAGCAAGCTTTACCAGGCACCACTTGCCGATGTCGTAGGCATCTCCAGCGACTACCCATACGAGGACAACATGTGACGCGCCGTTGACGAGTTGGCGGAACTTGCTGCCGGCAGTGGGGGCAAGGCTGATGTTTTTGAAATCTTGGAACAACCCCTTGCTACTGTAGAAGCCATGGGCTGCGAGCTCCTTGTCGCTGGGGAAGATCGCAGTCTCAGCCTCCTTGTTGTGGTGGGCAGTCTCGGACTTGGTCTCGGTCTTGGTTTCGGTCTTTTCGGATGTGGTGGTCATGATGCTCTCCTTGTAGGGGTCGCCCAATTACAGGTCGGCCTGGTTTGTAGAAGCCAACCCAATTGGGCTAGGTCTTCTTGATCAATATACTTATACCAGGCTTGAGGCCCGTTTTTGCACCAAATATCCAGCTTTTGACTATATTAGGGGGTCAATTTCTGTCTTTCAGGAAATGCTGGCTAAGAGGTCATTGTCCTTGATCATAACCATGCCTCTCTTGGTAAGTGTGCCAGGATACTTCCTACACATGATCACAGCAGCATCTCTAAGATTCTTCCGGCCCTTGTCTAGTAGGGCGTATAGCTGCTGGATGCGAGCACTGTCCGGTAACTTAGTGTCTTGTCGTACCTGGGTCATCATCTTGGTGCAGAGTAAGAAGAATGGCTCCCAAGTGTGATCGAAAGACACTATTGGCTGTAGTCTGGTGAATTCGTACTCAGAAAGCTGGATGAAGTACTCTGCCCATCGATCTATTACCTCCAGGGCCAACCCTCTCTGTACTACTGATACTAGTTGGACCGCATCCTGGTATAGAGTTAGCAATGCATCATCCTTGACGGTGCGGAAGTGGGATAGGTCCAATCCATTCACCCGGAGTAGAAAGGTTACTTGTTTCTCTAGACCATCTATCCTGGCATCGAGTAACCTTGTGGTGTGCTCGGCCTCGTCTGCTTTGCTTCCCATGTCTTTGTGCTCCATGCTATCACTAGTGAAGTACGTCAGTTGCGTTGACACGCAACTGGTGCACTCCGTATCATACCTCTAAGAGGAGAAATCAATGAACGATTCTCTACCACTTGGTCTGGCTCTACAACAAGCAGCGAAACCTGTAGACCCAGAACAGCTGGAGTTGATGGGTAAACGTGCTGCCGCTGCGTATAGCGAGCATGGTACTAGGCTTTCTGATGCAGTAGTGGAGGTGGTGAAGGAGGCTAAGCTGTCCCCGGAACAGGTAAAGCGGGTATGTGAGTTTGCCAATACCAATGCCTACCTTTCAGAGTTTGAAAAGGCTGGGGAAATGCGGAATGTCACCTTTGAAGGTGGTCCCGCTAACCCTAGCGTGGTTCTCAAAGACCTGAACGATGGAGGCAACCCCATGCTCAGCAAGGTTGGATCAAGTGACTACGTGTATCATGAATCAGCTGGGCATTACAAGACGGCTGGAGTTACTGATGAGGCTCTTGCTGAGGCATTCGGTATCAAGGCCGGGGACAAGGAAAAGACTGCTTCAGTACACTCAGAGGTAGTTAGAGATCATATGAGCCACTACAACCCAATAGATGAGCTCAATGATTTGAGACTATGTCTGGAGGGAACTAGAGAGACTATGATCAGTAAGCTCTCTACTTCCGGCGTGGTCTATGATGATGTGTCTTCAGACCTCTGCAAGACAGCAGCACAAGAGCTTGAGACCGGTACACCTATGGGTGACATAGCTAGGGTGTGGGCTAGTCACGCACCCAATGCGCCTATATTCAAAGAAGCTATGGCCCTAGTGGTTAAACACCTTCAGTCTCGAGGTCACTCAGAAGAAGAGCTTTCCAAGTCACTCAACAAGACAGCCAGTGCAGGAGTACTACCCAATCCGACACATCCTTTGGTAGAGCAGTTTGTAGCCTTCACCAAGGTAGCGCATGGTCATCACATTCTTCAAAGAAGCATCGAGGTGTTAGACGAGCAGCTGACTACAGTTCGCTCCAAGTTACACGAGATGGTCCAATGACCAATTGGCAGCACATAGTGCCTTGGGTAGTGGTTTTGTGTCTAATATCTTCGTCTTTTGGATCAGTCTTAGGTTCCATAGTGGGTATGAAGGTATGCTCTAAGCATTGGCAATGTCCTTTATACACACGTAAGCATGTAGAGGACTGGACGAAGGACATGGTCAAGGAGCGGGTCAGGAACAAGGTAGTTAGAGAAGACCCAGAAAGTCCACCAGAGAGACTACCTGGAGAGGAATTCCATGAATCCGTTCCAGTACGCTAAGGCATTGAACATTTTGCGGACAAAGACAGCAGGTCTTGTGGGTAATGCTGCTGGTACAGCCAGTAGGACTGTTGGGCACCTGTGGAATGCTGCAAATGCTGGGGCACAAGCTACAGCAGGTCATCTAGGCAGTGTTGGGGCACCCTCGGCCCTAACTGGTTTGATCACAGCTGCACCTACTCTGGCAGCAGGATATGGGGTGTACAAGGGTGGCAAAGGTGTGAAAAACAAGATGGACGAGTGGAAGTACCAAAGGCAGCTAAAAGCACAGGGGTATGATCAATGAACCCAGTAGAAGAATTCCTTCAAGATAAAACAGCAGGTGTAGTGCCCGAATTAGCTGAAAAGGCGCCCGGTTTCCTGGGTTCTTTGTGGAAGGGCATGCAGTTTGCCCCACTTCTCAAGAATGAAACACCAGAAGCATTGGCACAGATAACTGGTTCACAGAGGTTTGCTCATGGTCTGGGTGGTAATCTAACCGGTGCAGCTGCAATAGGGGTTGCAGGTATGACTCTAGACTCGGGTGTTCGTGGTGCACGAAAGATGCTGAGTTTGGGTGTGGACAAGGTCAGGAAGCCTATGGAGTACCAGGCTATGATTGAAGCACATCCTGAGCTTCGGAAAGAAGACGCTGGTAGAGTGCAAGCCTATTACAACTCTCTCCGGCATATGTCTCCCCACATGGCTGCTGACCCGGTTATTGCTGGTTCTTTTGTACGAAACCTTCTGGATAGAGGTCCAGAAGGTAGCCCTGCGGTACCAATGGAGACCGCCAACATGCTGGCTGGAATTCAGAAATCGGTATCTGGTGTACAGAAAGATCAAGGCATGTTGCCTTCTCAATCACCTGTAATGGGTATGATGGGCAAGTCATTAGAGTCTCCATACATGCCAAATCCCACATCATCACCACCAGGTAAGGCAACCAAGGGTAAGGAGAAGTAACGGGCTGTGATCGTAAAGGTCTGCCAGTACCAAGCTCACCAGCCTAGTGGTGAGCAACTCATACAAGTCTTCCAGCCGGGAGATATGGAGAAGGCTGCGTCTTTCTTTGGTATGGGTAAAACTGCAGCTCCCCTTCTTCCTTCCGTCCGCGATTTACTTGGGAAATTGAAGCCAAGCTCCAATAAGATTTACCTATTGGTGAACGCGCTAGGTGCTGGAGAGTTCTGGGGATCAAATATAAATGGGGATTGGTTTGGCGTTGCGTCATTGATCCACAGAGGGCCTGTTTATGGCTACGAGACATTCCAAACTGCAGGAATTTACACTCACCATCAGAATAAGAGCCCGGAGAAAAGCCTAGGTAACATACTGTTGTCTGCTTGGAATGACCAGATGAAACGGGTGGAGTTGGTGATTGAACTTGATAGAGACAAGGCAAATAGATTCGGTGGAACAAGTGTCTGTGACAAGATAGATCAGGGTATGTACCAGGATGTCAGCATGGGAACGAAAGTTCCTTTTGATCGATGTTCCGCATGCACCGATATGCCTAGATTTGAAGCTGCAGTAGCTACCTTTGATCCCGCCAGGCACAAGAGTCCTGGTGATGCTGTTCTAGAGGTGCATAAGAAGAACCCTATACGTGGTGTCTCTATTACTAGGAACGACTATTGTCAGCATCTCCGTACCCAACTCAATAAGATCTTACCTAACGGTGTGAAGATATACGCCATCAACGACTTCCCGCGATTCTTCGATATCTCGTTCGTCTTCATAGGTGCAGACAAGACGGCGAAGGTGATGGCTAAATTAGCATCAGTAGGGACGGGGGAGACAGTACCATCATGGAGGGTGGCGGAAGATGAAGGATATCTTCCAGATGTGGAGGAGCAGATGGAGAAGGCAGCCTCTGTAGAGAAGTCTGCGGACATACACATCAGGGATAAAAATACTGGTGAGATCGTATCTACATGGAGGTTTGCTGACTTTTCAGGTCCGGGTGGAGCATCCATGCTTCAAGAGGTGAGGAAGGATGGTTCCTTAGGGCCAAAGGTAGACAGGATAACAAGTGGTGGTATTTCCAGTCGGCCAATAACGGAAAAGGCTGTAGGTCATCTTATTTCCAGAGCCAAGGTTGCTCAAATCAAAGCCGGTGAGATAGAAAAGGACATCACTCCTTCTCAGTTCGGTGGCAAAGCTATACCAGCTAGACCAGACCTACCTAATGATGTTCTGGATAGGCTTGGTTCTTCTGATATGGGTGAAGCTCTTTCTACTCCCGCGATGATGGGGATGTTACTCAAGCCTCGGGAGTTTCAAAGAATCACCATAATACACATGGGCAACAAGCCATTAGCTGATGAGCTAGACAGGCATAATATGGTGTTTGGGCCCACGGATGATGCAGAGAGCCCGGGGGAGATGGGTTCAGATCGAATGAGCGAGGTACTCAAGAAGATACTGTTACCCTTCATGGAGGACAAGAGTTTCTTGGAACCAGTAGCCAAGAGACGGATGGTCAAAATCATCATAATGGGTGGTTCAAGGGGGCCGGAAGAGGGTGAAAAAATAGCTTCATCAGACCGCTTCCTACTAAAGATAAGTGCGGCTTATAATGGGTACTTACAACAGCTAGCACACTGCCTACACGACATTCCCGATGTCATCAATTCCGACACAGAACTATGGAACAAGGTCCACGGCCAAGGGCTGGGGGATGGGTTCTATAAGACGTCTGCTGAGGTTGCTCCAGTATTGGGAGCAATGGGGGCTGCTGAGATACTATCCGCTCTTGCAGAGCACAGCAGGAAAGAGTCAGATCGAAAGGGAGATTCTGTGGGCTTTTTGACTGACTTGATTGCAGAGCATCCTCATATACTGGCAGCTTTGGCCGGATTGGGTACGCTTCATGCAGAAGGATCTTCCCTTCCGGCCGATTTGATTGCTAAACTGACCAGTATGGGCAAGAAAGTAGTGACACCTCGGTGATGTTAGGGGCTTCGTACCCCGAAGAAACAGAAACCGATCACGAAACCTAACGATCAACCGAGACACACAGGAGTTACCAAATGAGCATGGACGCACAACTAGCAGAGATCTATGGCACTGGCCAAGAGGCTAATGCTGAAGATGATCAGGTGAAGTTGGCTGCTGCTGAGCTTCTTGTTAAGCTGGCAGGGGACAACAATGTGGACCTTAGCCAGTTCAGCGATCAAGAAGTAGCTGAGATGGTTCAAGAACTGCAGAAGGAAGCAGAACTTCCTCCACAGTTCCAGAAGAAGGAAGAGAGCGGAGAAGAGAAGAAGGAGACTCCAGAATCGAAAGAGTCTGGTGAGTCCTCTTCTGAGTCCCCAGAGGACAAGAAGGCAGAAGCTGCAGAGAAGGTAGCAGAGGCGGACTTCCTGGGCCGCGTGATGGCTCACTCGTTTGCACAAGAGTGCAAGGAAATCGAAAAGGAAGCCGGTCTCAAGGACAAGGCAGTTGGCGCTGCAAAGAATGTGGCTAAGAAGGGTAAGGCGTCATTCCTTAATCTGATCCATGGCAAGAAGGATGGTGCTATTGTAGCATTGAAGAACCATCCCAAGAGTGCGTTGGGTGGAGCAGCAGCTCTAGGGGCTGCTGGCGGAGCTGCTGCTATGCATAAGAAGAAGGAAGGTTCAGCAGATCAAGCAGCCCTTGACGCTCTTGCTGAACAGCGTGCTCTAGCTATGGCTAAGGAAGCCGGCTGGGTGGACCCAGAGGGTAACCTTGTTGCTCCTCCCGCCAAAGAAGAGACCAAGACAGCGTCCCCACTGGACCTGGCTGTAGAGCGTAGAGCTCTCGAGATGCTGGAAGCTAACGGCTACCCAGTGACTTGGAACGAATAACAACAACAACCCCAATGACCGGTATTTGCATGTCGGCGTTTTTCGAAGAGTTGACCAAGGTGGCCGGAGAAGTCCGTGCCCCTGATAGTCCTTGGGTTTCCAAGACTGTCGGGGCTCCACGTGCCAAACTGACCAACACTCAATTCCCGAAAGCGCCGACTGCACCCGGTCCATTGAATCTGAAGCTGGTGCAACCGGCGGCAAAGTTTGGGCCACGCCTTAACTATTCCCAACCAAATTTTGGGACTCCGGCAGGAGCCGATATAGGCATTGGGAGTATGGCATGACAACAACCGCCACCTTTAGTACGATCCTTAGGAGGACCTGATGAAGTTTTCGCTACATAGCATGGTTGCGGCAACGGTGTCTGAAGCCGAAAGGCGTGAGAAGCTTGCAGCTTCAGATGACGAAGCCGTACACAACGGAGAGAACACAGATATTTCGGATGCAAAGAGCAAGAGCCCCGGTGCATCCAATACACCACCCAATAACCCGGCTACTGTTCCAGAGAGGAATGACTCAGAACAGGCGGGTACCAAGACCTCTTCTGCTCTGGCCCTTAAACTGGCCAGTGCGATTGAGTATCTCAATGAAAACTTCTTGAAGGTCGCGGTGGGAGAGATTACTCCACCTACTCCTTCAGGCTCACCAGAAGCAAAGATAGGGCCGGGAGAGGGTGAAGGTGCCACACCTACTAACTTGGACACACCTACACCAGGTGTACAGTCTGAGGCGGTAGGACAAGCAACGGAGAAGAATCAACCTCCAATGAAGCCAGGTACAGACCCTGCTTCACCTGGCCAGACCAACACTGGTACGGCTTTGGAGACTACGATCCATGACCCTCCGGGAGGAAATGAATCCTGGAAGGATAAGGACATTCTGAAGCAGAGTGCTGCTTTGCTTCAGAAGAGGGCAGCAGCTGCGAAGGTTACAGAGACTAAGCCTGCTGGAGCAACAAAGACTGCTGCTCCAGTAAGTCAAGTAGATCGAGTTCTTGGTATCATGAAGAAACTGGCAGATGTTCCTCCTGAAGCTACTGCTTCTGAGGAAGGTGTGCCTTCTCTCCCTGGGCCGGCTGCAGCTCAGAGAAGAATGATCGATAGCAACGACGCAGCAAGAGACTATACTAAGCGTGAGGCGAAGGCAGAGCCAAAAGAACAGATGGGTGAGGTTCTTGATGAACCAGCTCAGAAGAAGTCGACGGACACTGTCCTTCAGAACAACCTTTCCCATACATCTGAAGCTGGGGTGAAAATCTCAGCAGCTCAGGCTGTAGCGGCGAGGGCCCTACTCAGCAAGATTGCTGAAGAGGGTGGTGCTTCAGACGCATCGTCTGAAGCAAAGGCGAAGGCCGAGAAAGTTCGGTCTATCGTCGAGTCCAAGCAGAAAGAAAAAGAGAAAGATAGTCAGGGTGTAGGTGGGGGAACGGCATCACCGTTCAACACAGGATCGAGTTTCTAGGAGGAACACAAATGGACAACAAGACTAAGATCAGTGCAGCCCAGGCCGCTCAGGTCTATGCCGAAGTGCCTGGTGTCCTTCGGAAGCTTGCTTCTGAGAAGGACCAACTCCAGACAAAATTGGCGGAGGCAGAGAAGGCGCTAGAGGGGTACAAGTTGGCTGATAGGATCTCAAAGATTGCTCAGACAATGGAGGACAAGAAGATCAATCTTGGCCTTTCGTTGGGTGAGCGTGTCTCTAAGATCAAGGAAGCCCATGCAAGCGGTCGGTCGCTCGATGCAATTGAAGAGGCGATTGACATGACTGCACCAAATGGAGAGATGGCCAAAGTGGCGGGTGATTTGGATGGAAACGGGGAGAACGCACTCGAGTCATATCTGCTTGGGGGTCTAGCGCAGTAGCTAGATACCGAAGGCAACAGTAGCATCACAAGGAGACACCCAAATGCTCGTAAATCTTGAGATCATAACGGATGTTCAAAACATCATCCGTAGGGATTTTACTCTTGCCGATAAGCAGGATGTGAACCCTACTAACCCAAACTGCATCATTGACGGTGAGTTCGTAAGTCTGACCCTAGACTATAAGATCACGAGAGCCCTTGTAGGTACTCTCGGATTCGCAGTCTGGGCGGATAAGGGACGTGTCGATGTCCAGGCTATTGGCAAGCTGACAGTTCTGTTTGCCGGGTCTTACGAAGCTGATACCCGTGTATTCACATCTGCTGGATTGGTCCTTGGTGGCCCGTTGTCCATCTCAGCATCAGTAGATGGTCCTCCAACTGGTACTACAAGGTCCGGTCTGATTGCATCCCCTGGTGGCATTGTGATCGGATATGTGACACGTATGCCGGCAAACAATGGTGGCAAGCTAAGGTTCCTCAGGACCTTCGGCTAATTGGGTTATATCAACAGGCTCTAACAAGAGGTAATCAACATGAGCGTTCCTTCCAGAATTCTAAATGATCTCTTCACCCAGAAGCTGGATAGCAGCGAAGGCAAAGAGAAGATTGCAGAGTACGCTGGTACGTACATCCGTGACCGTTTGCGCGAAGTCTCCTTCGCACGGAAGATCATTCCGCCGCAACAGGTGACTAGGGCAGACTGCCAGAGGTCCGTACATCACGACACACTGTCGAAGATCGTAGACGTCGAGCCACAGAGCAAGGCGATGTCTTTGACCTTCCGCGGTCAACCCACTGCACGTTTCATTCGTGGACCTCGTGCAGAGGTAGGGTTCTTCACCATCTCCTCGGAAAAGTTCGAGAAGACGGAGCAGGAACTTCTAGCATACGAGATGCCCATCACCAAGGTCATCGAAGACAACTCGGTGAAGGACATCCAGGAGATCGAAGACCGTGAGTTCTTGATCCATATCGAAGCTGCAGTACAGGCTCTTCAGCAAGAAGCCAATGGCGGCACTGTAAAGACCCTGAACTACGCTACGGTACAGGCAGGTACTACGGTTGAGTTCTCCGTACGTAAGGGCGAACTTGCTCGCACTGCAACTGTTCCTACATCAGCAGCTTTGCCTGTTCAGAAGACTGACTTCGTGAGCATGTTCAAGATGCTGTCTGGGAACCGCCTGCGTTGTGAGATGGTTCTGCTATCCGAAGTTGACTGGGATGACATCCTTCAGTGGACCGCGGAAGACGTAGGTAACAAGATTGTGTCTGAGACCACGGTCGAAGGATACAAGTACAACCTGCTCTTGGGCAGGGCATATTGCCGCACGATCAAGACTGACATTCTTCGTCCAGGTAATATCTACTCGTTCACGAGACCAGACTTCTTCGGGAAGTTCTTCATCCTGAACAACACCAAGTTCTACATCGACAAGATTGCCAATCTGATCACATGGCAGTCCTGGGAAGACATTGCAGTATCTGTCATCAACATTGCAGCCGTTCGCAAGTTGGAGCTATACTCCGCTGATGCAACGAGCAACGATGCTGACAGCTTGCTGTCGAACTTGATCCCGAAGGCAGAGGAAGACTTGGGAGAATCCAATAATCGGGTTGATGAAGGTCTCGTCTTCCCGCAGCTGGAAATCTTCTAACCAGGTAGAATCGTAGAGGTAAGTCTGTGATAGAGTAAGCGCCAGCGTTCCAATTGGGCGCTGGCGCTTTTTCTTTAGAGCAGTAAATCAGATGTCCTTGTGGGTATAAGGGTATTGTTCAGGCCCAATATAACCCTAAAGGAGATCAAATGAACGACAACATGCTTAAACACTGTTCCTACTGCGACCGCGATTTACCAAGGGATGCTTTCTATGCAGCCACTTTGGCAAGGAATGAAGGTCCGTGCAAAGAGTGTGTGAAGGTTCGTATGTCACGTCGATATAAAGCCCTCATAGGAGCGGGGCTGTGCATGGATTGTAGAAAGAAGGTAGGTAAGGGGCATAGCCGCTGTCCTAATTGCATGAAAATACAACGAGAAAGGTATCATAAAAACGGAGATCGT